CGTATGAGTGGTCTTGGCAAACCTCTAATGAAAGGTCCTAACGAAGAGACTGTTGCTGAAGCTCATTACAAAATGGTCGATGGCAAAAAGATGCGTTGGGATGATATGAAGAAGATGTGGATGCCAGTCCAAGCTCGTGGGTTTGCAGAACAAACAGAAGAACAAATTGATGAGTTGAAGACAAGTACTCTTCGTTCATATATCTCAAAAGGTATGAAGGATAAGAAGAAGATTCCTCAGCGGATGAAAGGTCAAAGTCGCGCGCTTGATAGATTGACTGGTCGTCAAATGGTTAAAGTCAAGCCAGGCGAGAAAGCTCCTCCTTTTGCTACTCGTAAGTTCAAGTCATACAAAGCAGAACAAGCAGACAAGACACCTCCTTTCGAAGGTCCATACAAGAAAGTAAAATCTGTTGTTCCTGGTAAGCAAGGTGAGGGTCCTTCTACCGCTAAGCATCTTGCTAAGATGGGCTTGAAGAAGTTTATGGCCAAGGACGAGAAGAAATGAAATCGTTCAAAGTATTCGAGGCAACATATCAGGGGAAGAAGGTTCCTCTGAATAAACCTATGCCTGGCGACGTTAAGAAGTCTAAAGTGTATGTAGATCCAGACGGCGATGGCGTTGCTAAGAAGGTCAACTTTGGTGATAAGAATATGACGATCAAGAAGAATGTTCCTGCTCGTCGCAAGTCATTTAGAGCTCGTCACAATTGTGACAATCCAGGACCTAAGGACAAGGCACGGTATTGGTCTTGTAAGGCCTGGTAATATAAATACATGGGGAAATAATGGCAACAGAGTCACAAAATAATCGATTGGATAGAATCGAAGAAAAGATTGACAGACTATCTGACGCAATGATCTCACTTGCACGTGCAGAGGAGAAGTTGATTCAGATAGAAAAGAATAATCATTCAGCGTATGAACGCATGAATAAATTTTCAGAAAAGTTAGATCGTTTGGAAGAATGTGTAACAAAGAATTCACAGACGGTACAGTTAATTAACAAATTGTTCTGGGCTACGTTCGTGGCCGTAATCGGAACAATTGCTTCGCAAATCTGGATGTAAGGAAACACTATGAAAACATCAGACATTAGAAAAATGGCCCAGGCCTACGTCCAGGTCCTGGAAGGTAATCAACCTCAATTCGAAGTGCCAGAAGGCCTCGATAAGGAAGGCGTAGCTCATTTTATGGGTAAGGCCGCTGCTGCTCACAAAGCTGGTAAGAAGAGCTTTGAGATGGGCGGTAAGACATATCCTGTTACTATCAAGCCTGGTCATCCAGCTGGTCGGAATGAGGAAGTGGAAAAGGTCGAAGAGGCTGAGGGTAAGATGAAACCATGCCCACAGTGCGACGGCTCTATGGAGAACCATAGTCCTGACTGCCCGATGATGAAACAAGAGGGTTGGGATGATATGATGAAGGCTGTTAAGGATCGTGCCAAAGGCAGTCCAGAAAAGAGCCCATTTGATAAGAAGAAAGTTTCTACTGGTACTGTATACCAACGTAAAGCAAACAAGGACGGTAGCTCGAAGATGCGTGAAGGCACAGAGTGGACAGTATTCCGTCGGATCATGGAAAAACAAGACGCTCATACTAAGGGCGCTACTGCTCCTGAACCAATTGACTCGAAGGCATCTGGTTCTGAAAAGGAGTTTGTTGCTAAGCACGGAGGTTTAGGCGGTAATGATTCAGGTATTGATGGTGCTAAAGCAGCTGCTGATACAGCGAAAGCTGCGACAGCTGGCATTAGCGTTGCCCCTAAGCGTAATGGTGATAATAGTGCTGGCGATAAAGCGATGCCGACAGTTTCTAAAGTTCAAGGACAGTAAGATATGATAGAACCTCCTAAGTGGGCCAAAGATGCAGTACCAACTCCTCAAGGCTGGAAACATCCCAAGCGTAAGGAGATTCTGTTGAAGCGTAAATTTACTCAAGAGCAGATTGATGCGTACATGGCTGTTAAAGACTGGACGCCACCACCTGCTCCTGAAGTAAAGGTTGAACCGATTCCCGCAGTTGTTGAAGAGGTACCTGTTGTTGAACAAGAGCCTAAGCCAACACGCTCTCGTCGTAAGAAAGCTGAACCAGCTCCTGTCGAACAACAAGAAGAGGAACCAAGAGGCTTTTGGCCGTTTCCAATTAGACGACCCTAAATAAGATTGTATTATCTTGATTAGGTTATTATGGAAATAGAGCTAACAGAACAGAACCTTTTAATATACGCTGCAAAACATTATTATAATCCTCGGTTCATTGATGCAGAGGAGTTTTATGAGGACCTCAAGCGGTTCAAGTATATAAAAAGATTGTTGAATAGGTATCAGGAAACTGGTAAACTGTCAGAGAGATTGATACTGAATCATTTGATTGTTGTGTTCAATGTGTTTGGTATAGATGCTGGTCTTAAGATGTTGGAGATGAAGGTCGAGCAGGATCAATGGCACATCATAAAACCGTTCTTGGTACTACTGAAGATTATTCGTAATGACCAGTATACTAACATACCAATGGACCAATACGTAGTAGAACAATTGAGAAAGATTTAATGGGAATTGTAAAGAGAGCAGGAGACTTAGTATACACACTAAGATTCCTAAGATTATTAACAACCGACTTCGTCGATACGAAGGCGTTTAAACTTGGTATCATAGACCAAGATGGTAAACGTAACAAGGATGTTAATATTTCCTCTCAAGAGCAGAGAGATGCTTATACACGTTTCCATAGACTAGTATTCAATATCAAGAAACTAATTGAAAAAGTTCCTGGTGGTAAACAGAAGATTGCGTCGTATGCTGCAGCGTTGTATTTGCTGAAAGAAGAATTTAGCATCACGGAAAAACAAATGCTAGAAGGTATTGCACAACTAGGTGGCGATACCGTTCTTGATGTAAAAGAAGGTCGTGATTGGTTTGTTCTGGAAGATGGTAGACTGTCTCCTGGTATGTACAAAGCAAAGAATGCTAAGGTACTAAACAGAACATTCGATGAGATGGTCAGACCAAAGGATTACATCAAGATCGAAGACAATGCATATCCGATAGGTAAGATATTTGGTATAGATATCTACGAAGGTATTCATTTTCCTACAAGACAAAAAATATATGTAACGGTTGGGGAGCTGCTGGCATGAAAGAGAACTTTATGGACGGGCGTAATCCTCAAGACAAAGGGGATATGGCTCGTCATGGTCTCAAAGGCAAGAGCATCAGCCAACTAAAGAAAGTTCGTTCGTCCAAGACAGCGAGTAAAAGAAAGAAACAACTAGCGCATTGGTATATCAATATGCATAAAGAAGAAGCACCAGCTACATCTATTGGCAATCAATCTGTTGCTCTACCTCCGACAATGCGTCCGAAGGTCGTTGTTGATCGTCGTAGAAAGAAGAATCAACCGCCCGTCCTACTAAAAAGATTCAGGAAATATATCGAAGATAATAAGATAGGTCAGTAATATGTTTGGAATTGGTTCTGTGATTAAGATTGTGGCAATCCTAGCAATTGTCTCAATAGTGGCTGGCGGTATCTATTATATTTCCAACCTACAGGCTGCTCTAGCCGTCTCCCAACTTAATGAACAAAAGCTCGAAGGTGCTATTCAAGAACAGCAGGCACTAATCACTTCTATGAAAGTTGATATCGAAGCTATTCAGGCTACGAACGAGCAGCTAAGAAAAGAAAACGAACAACAGCGCAAAGACGTAAATGCTTTGTCTAAGAAATTTGATAAAAGAGACTTTGGTGTATTTGCCATTGCCAATACAGAGAAGACTCAACAACTGGTTGATCGTGGAGTGAAGAATGCTCTGCGGTGTTTAGAAATTGCTAGTGGATCTCCTCTTACAGAAGAAGAAAAGAAGGCTCCATCACCTATAGAGGCCAATCGTGAATGTCCAGCGCTTATTAATCCTAATTTCACTTCCGCTACTAATTAGCGGTTGTGGTATCACGAGTCTATTTCAAGGACCTGATGTAAAGACTGTAGAAGTACAGACAAAGGCCGTTGAGAGGACTCGTTTGAATATTCCTATGCCTGATCCTATGGAGGCAAGGGATGTTAAGTTTATTATTGTCACAGAAGAAAATGTAAATCAAGTGTTCGAGCAGCTGAAGGGTGAAGGTACTGACCCAGTATTCATCGCTCTGACAGATGATGGATATGCTCAACTAGCATTGACAATTGCTGAGGCAAGGAACTTGATTGCCAAGCAGAGAAGTATTATAATTAAGTATAAAGAATATTACGAACCTGAGAAGAAATAATACTTGCTCACATTTTGAAAACCCTATATAATACTACTTCCACAAAAACAACGATGATACTTGTGAATTCACGAGTAGGGGATCTACATGTCTGTAAAAATTAATGTAAGTAAAGATGAGTTATTAACTGAGTACGCTGTCGGCATGTTGAAGGATTTCTACATGCGCGATTATGAAAAGTCCCCACAAGAAGCATACTCAAGAGCCGCACAGGCTTGGGCAACATACAAAGGACAGAAAGACGAAGCGCTAGCACAGAGACTATATGATTATGTAAGTAACAAATGGTTTATGTTTGCAAGTCCTGTTCTATCGAATGCACCTAATGGTGTAAAGAAAGATAAGGGTCTGCCGATCTCATGCTTTCTAACATACGTCCCAGATACAATCAATGGTCTGATTGACCACTCTTCTGAGCTTCGTTGGTTGTCTATCTTTGGTGGCGGTGTTGGTGGCCATTGGTCCGATGTTCGATCTGTCACTGACATTGCTCCAGGACCAATTCCATTTTTACATACCGTTGATGCAGACATGATTGCGTATAGACAGGGAAAGACGCGTAAAGGCTCGTATGCGGCTTATATGGACGTCTCTCATCCCGATATTGCTGAGTTCTTGAACATTCGTATTCCAACTGGTGATGTTCAGCGTAAGGCATTGAACCTCCATAACGCTATCAACATCAGTGATGCATTCATGGAAGCTGTAATCAAAGGTGAAGATTGGGAACTTAAAGATCCTCACTTTGGTACAGTATCTGAGACTGTTAGTGCTCGTAAACTATGGGAACGGATTATTGAGGTACGTTTCCGTACTGGTGAACCTTATCTAAACTTTATTGATAGGGCGAATGAGTTCTTACCTCAAAACTTGAAAGACTTAGGATTAAAAATTCATGGCTCGAACCTTTGTAATGAAATTCATCTTCCTACCGGTCCTGATCGTACTGCGGTCTGCTGCCTATCTTCTCTTAACCTTGAGTACTATGAAGATTGGAAGCACACGACCATTGTCGAAGATCTCATCACGATGCTGGACAATGTACTCGAGTATTTTATCGAAAACGCTCCAGATGAAATTTCCAGAGCGCGCTACTCAGCTCAAAGAGAGCGTTCGATTGGACTCGGTGCAATGGGATTCCATTCCCTACTACAACGGCAAAACGTGGCTTGGGAATCAGAGCTCGCAAGACAAATCAATGAAGTAGTATTCAAACATATCAAGGAGAAGGCAGTTGAACAAACACAACGTCTCGCTGTGGAGAGAGGTGAGTATCCTGACGGCGTTGGCACTGGTCGCCGCCATGCTCATCTACTGGCCATCGCCCCTAACGCCTCTAGTGGCGTTATTCTTGCCACTAGCCCTAGTATTGAGCCTTCAAAAGCGAATGCATACACACACCGAACAAGAGCAGGATCGTTCCTAGTAAAGAACAGATACCTCGAAGAAGTGTTGACGCGTCATGGTATCAATAACGAATCAACATGGACGTCTATTATTACAAACAAGGGTTCAGTTCAACACCTCCCTGAGTTGACAGAGGGTGAGAAGGCTATCTTTAAGACAGCACAGGAACTAGACCAGACGTGGGTCGTTCAACACGCTGGTGACCGTCAGAAGTACATATGTCAGGGTCAATCGGTCAATGTGTTCTTCCCATCAGGTGCTTCGCGTGCATATGTAAATAAAGTGCACTTGAAGGCTTGGAAAGATGGTCTGAAGGGATTGTACTATCTCCGTACCGAAGCAAAGGCAAGAGCGGAGAATGTATCTGAGAAGATTGAGCGTGTTGCTCTCCAGGACGACACGAGATCGATTGTATATGGTAAGAGCGATTGCCCTTGGTGTGCTCGTGCTAAAGACGAGCTTGCACTAAGAGGTATTCCGTTTGATTATATCGATCTGCAAGAGATTGGAAAAACTGCGAAAGAGGTCACAGGACGTGATGATGTGAAGACCGTACCGCAGATTTACGTAGAAGGCAAATACGTTGGTGGTTATGAACAACTAATGGATTTTCTAAACAACACACAGACACACGAGCCAGCTCTGGCTGAGGGCGATGAGTGTCGAGCATGCGAGGGATAAATGTCACTATTCAAACAATCAAGAACATACAAGCCGTTCATGTATCCATGGGCGGTAGAACTAGCAAAGAAACATGAAGAGATTCACTGGGTCGAAGATGAGGCTGAACTTTCAGAAGATGTACATGACTGGCGGACTAAACTTACTGCTGATGAGAAAGAATTTATCACACAGGTTCTACGTCTGTTTACTCAGTCCGATGTACAGGTGGGTGAGAACTATCATGAATACTTGATCCCCAAGTTCAAGAACAACGAAGTTCGTAACATGCTATCGTCTTTCGCTGCAAGAGAAACTGTTCATCAACGCGCATATGCTTTGCTGAACGATACTCTCGGTTTGCCTGATGATGAATACTTTAAGTTTTTAGAGTACAAAGAGATGGCCGACAAGATTGACTTTATGTCACAAGGTAAGATTCACACTCAGACCGATCTTGCTCTTACACTAGCACAATCTGTGTTCAATGAGGGGATGTCGCTGTTCTCTTCATTTGTCATGTTGTTGAACTTCCAGCGGTTTGGCAAGATGAAAGGTATGGGTACTATCGTTGAATGGTCTATCCGTGATGAGACGATTCATGTACAGGGTAACGCTAAGTTGTTCCGCACGCTGTGTGATGAGCATCCTCGGATTGTTAATGATGAACTCAAATCAAAGATCTATGAGATGGCTAAGCAAGCTGTTGCATTGGAAGACAAATTTGTTGCTTTGGCGTTCAATGGGTCTGACGTACAAGGACTGACAAGAGATGAAGTTAAACTTTATATTCGTCATATCGCTGATCGTCGTCTGCTACAGCTTGGTCTTAAACCAAAGTTTAAAGTGAAGGACAATCCTCTTCCGTGGCTTGATTGGGTGCTGAATGGTGCCTCGCATGATAATTTCTTTGAGAAGCGAGTAACAGAATACTCGGTTACCGGTATGGAAGGCGAATGGGGTTGGGCTGAGGCTGCCTAATGGGTGAAACAGAATACACGGGCGAATGTGTCGTCTGTTTTACATCAATGCGGTTAATAGTACAGGAGGAGGAAGAAACTCCTGTCTATTGCCCGTTGTGTGGAAGTACGATGGATTTTGAGCAAGAAGAAGCCGATGAATAAAGTGTCATATAAGTACCCTTACCGAGTTTTAAGGTGCATTTATATGTGGTTATATGAAAACCAACCATTCACTGAAACTCCTGATGACTATCAGGGGTTTGTCTATATGATCAGGGAAAAGGATACTGATAAGAAATATATCGGTAAAAAGTTCTTTTGGAAACCAAAGACATTGCCAGTAACGAAGACTCGTAAACGTAGGGTCCGTACAAGAGTTGAGTCAGACTGGAGAGATTATTGGGGTTCCAGTAAAGAAGTCCAGCAGTTGGTAGAACAAAAAGGCAGTAGCAATTTTGAGAAAATTATATTAAAATTGTGTCATACAAAAGGCGAATGTTCTTACTACGAAGCTAAGTTACAATTTGATTATGATGTTTTGTTGAGAGATGATTTTTACAATGAGTTTATAGGGTGTAAGATACACTCTAAACATTTGAAAGCTGGTTTAGATGATTCTGATAGATTATAACGGGATTGCAATTGCTAATCTTGTTACACAACGCGTAGAGATAGAAGAGAACTTCCTGAGGCATACAATCCTCAATTCTATTCGTATGCATGTCAATAGGTTCAAGTCAAAGTACGGAACTGATAACATTGTGATTGCTGGGGACGGACAACGTAACTGGCGGTACGAAGCATTCCCGAACTACAAAGCGAAACGCAGATCTTCACGTGAACAATCTAATATTGATTGGACTGAAGTATTCCGTGTAATCAATCTTGTGTTTGACGAGATTGGTGAGAACTTTCCATACAAGACAATCAAACTTGCTGAGTGTGAGGCTGATGACATTATCGGAACATTGGCACACAACACACAAGAATTTGGCAGACACGAACCTGTAATGATTGTATCTGGTGACAAAGACTTTGTCCAGTTGCAAAAGTATGATAACGTTGCTCAATACTCTCCTGTCAAGAAAAAGTTTCTTACAGAGACTAACCCGAGAAAGCAACTACTTGAATTGATATTGAAAGGCGACACAGCTGATGGAATACCTAATGTTCTATCTGATGATAATGTATTCGTTGAGGGTATTCGTCAGACTCCACTTAACCAAAAAAAGATCGATGCAATTGTAGAGGACCTATCAGATGGTGAGTTGTTGCATGCTGCATCGTGGTATCGGAATTACCAACGGAATAAAAAATTAATTGATTTGGCGGAAACACCGGATCACCTAAAACAGAAAATTATAAATATTTTTGATGAGCAAGTAACGGCTAACAAGTCTAAGATACTTCCGTACTTGGTTGAAAAGAGATGTCGACAGCTCGTCGATAGCATTGGAGATTTTATTTAATATGGCTTATACTAATCGTTTATTAATTTATGAGATCTTTGAAAAAGTCGGTAAGGCTAAAACGAAAGATGAAAAAATTAAAATCTTGAGAGATAATGAAACAACCGCTCTCAAGGATGTGCTGCAGGGTATCTACGACTCTCGCGTAGAGTGGTTGCTACCAAAGGGTTCCCCACCGCCCTATGAACCAGCAGACGCAAGGTCTGCTCCATCGAACCTGCTTCGACAGAACATCCAATTTGCTTACTTCCACAAACTTGGCAAGGGTAAAGATATGATGCCTGTCAAGCGTGAAGCACTTTTTATTAGGCTCTTAGAGTCTATTCACCCCAAGGACGCTGAGCTAGTTATTGACATGATCAATAAAAAAGCCCCAGCGAAGACTATAACCAAAACCATTGCAGAGGAGGCCTTTCCTAATCTTATCAAATAGTGTTCAACTTTATAAGGAGATTGCATGCCAATATCCCAACTCGAAAGACTTAAGCAAGACGTAATTGAATTGGACAACCACATTCAAAAGTTAGTCGAGAAAGGTAAACAAGACTTAGTCACAAAACTTGAAAGGAAGCGAGCTTATTTAAGCTCATATGTGGCTGAGAGAGAACAAGTAGTGCAATAATTAGGAGGGACGGCCAGGAGACTGGCCGTTAAACTATCAACATGCCAACATACGTAATGAGACATAAACAGACAGGTGAAGAGAAGGAAATGTTCCTCTCAATGTCTGCACGTGAACAATATCTACTAGATAATCCTGATTGGGAGCCTGGTGTTACAGTACCAATGGGTCTGATCAGCGATTCTAAGACACCACATCGTCGCGCCGGTACCGAATGGAACGACGTACTTAAAAAAGTCAAAAAAGGCTCAGGCCAAGGCAATACTATTAAACATATCTGATGGCCAAACAAAGAGAACAAGGCGGCACCGATCGCCCTAAAAATAATTCTATGACTGTCCGTATTGACAACCTACGGACATTCGAACCAATCACCAAGAACCAAGAAGTAGCATTTAAAGCATGGGATGAGGGAGACAATCTAATCCTTGCAGGCTCTGCAGGTACAGGTAAAACATTTATCGCTTTGTATCTTGCACTCGAAGAAGTTCTTGACCCCCAATACCCTCAAGACAGATTAATCATTGTACGGTCTATGGTACCAACTAGGGATGTTGGTTTTCTGCCTGGTACACTCGATGAGAAGACGATTCAATTTACTTCTCTATATAAATCTTTGTGCACTGAGTTGTTTGGAGATTCCACAGCTTACAATAAGATGATCTCTGCAAAGCAGCTGCAGTTCGAGTCTACATCGTTCATTAGAGGTTCTACATTCAACAATGCAATTATTGTCGTTGATGAAATGCAAAACTTGAACTTCCATGAACTTGACTCTATAATCACCAGAGTTGGTAAAGATAGTAAGATTATCTTTAGCGGTGATTATCATCAATCAGATTTTAGGTTTAAGGATGAGAAGGAAGGTATCTTCAAATTCCTTAGTATTATAGAGCAATTGAAAAGTTTTAGTATTGTAAACTTTGGTTGGGATGACATTGTTCGATCTGGCCTGGTTCGTGATTACATCATGACAAAAGAAATGTTAGGAATTGTAAATGATTAACATCTACGGTAAAGACAATTGTTCGTTCTGTGTTCAGGCAAAGAACATCGCTGAACAATATAGTCTTTCTTACACATATTTTGATATTGGTGCCGATGATGATGCCTGGAAAGAATTCCAAGAAAAGTTTCCAGGTGTAAGAACTGTACCACAGATTGAATGGGCAGGTAAGCATGTCGGTGGTTATGAGGACTTCCTAAAGGAAGTTGAAAGCACGCGTTCAGCTGGGGACGCATTCTAAGAGGGTATCATGGCAAAGTTTCAGCGTTTTGATTCACGTAATAAGAAACGTACTAAAGATAAGTTTAGATCCGAGCAGCGGGACTCACGTCTTCAGAAAGAAGATAGGGCTGGTCGTAACAATTACAACAGACAGCACTTAACACAGGCATATTATAATGGACGATCTGAAGCCTTTGAAGATTCTTTTAATTAACTCATTCTGTGGAGTTAAGGGTGGCGCTGCTGGTAAGTACCAACTTGATGGTATATTAAACGGTCGTACTCGTGATAATCCTGCTGAATCATTATTTGATGACGTCGGTCCATCAACACGTGATAGTAGGTTGCAATCATCAGCAGGTGCGGTTCGCCGGCCAAGGATGCCAGGCGCATACATCATGGCTGACCGCCTACGGAAAAAAGGCCACTATGTTGATATTCTAGAATATATTGGTTTTTGGACACAAGAAGAACTCGTCAGATGGGCAAAGCATCATAAACGCCCATTTGACGTAATAGGTGTATCAACAACATTTCTTTATGGTCCATCCCACATTGCGAGCATCATTACACGTTTCAAACAGCTATTCCCTCAAGCTGTAATAGTAACAGGAGGCCTGACGCCTCCTCCAGCTGACGTCGATGCAAATTATTCTGTCGTTGGGTATGGTGAACATGCTCTGCTTGGAATAATTGATCATCACTTCTACAAGAAGCATCAACTCAAGTTTACAATTTCTAACAAGACAAAAGTAATTGACGCTGATACGTTTTACTCCACTCACCTAGAAAATCAAGATTATATGTATGAGTTCCACGAACATGATTTGTGGCACATTCCAGGTGAAACGCCGATGTTGGAATTATCAAGGGGCTGCCCATTTGCCTGTAAGTTTTGCAGTTATCCGTTGTTGGGAATGAAAGAAGATACGTCGATAGGCGAAGAGCAATTATACAGGTTCTTACAATCAGCATATGACAATCACGGATTCACCGAGTTTGGTTTGAGTGACGATACTGTAAACTCAAGAACAGAAACACTCCAGCGACTTGTACGAGTTGTAAATCGTTTGTCATTTACACCTCGGTTTGGAGGTTACGCAAGACTCGAGTTAATGAAGACACATCCAGAACAAATACAACTTGCTTGTGAAGCTGGATTCCACTATATGCAGTTTGGTATCGACACATTACACCAACCGACAGGTAAAGTGATAGGAAAGGGCATGCATAAAGATCATGTCTACCGCACACTCGACAATATCTACAGCCATTTCAAACAATCTGGAGAACGGTTGTTTGTTCAGGGAAACCTAATTTGTGGCTTACCAAAATTGTCCCTAGAACAAATGGAGTCTGATACGCAAGAGCTAGTTCAGTTTTCTCGCGAAAGGGAGTGGTTTTTATCTACGATAACACACAGTTTGTTTATTGGTTACGACGCGACAAAAAAAGCAGTCAGTGCGTTTGGTGTTGATCTAGCAAAGTATGGATATTCGTCTATGACGGAACAGGAGATCTTACAAAAAATAATTGAGCTTAAACCTGCAGACCAATCCCTCGAGTCGATAGGGGCGAGGTTGAAAATGTGGGCGCCGTTCATGACGTTTTGGAAAAATGAACATACAAACTTCTTTGATAATTTTATGTTTACGCAATACTTAATGAAGGAATATGGAGGCTACGGAACTGACCGACCGGGGTCGTGGGCAATTGGTACTTGGGATTTTAGCAACAGCGAGTTAGTAACATTTGACAATCCAACTGACAACCTCGCCCCGTTCTACATCAGGCCTAGGATAGAGCATAATGATACATTTAAAACATACATCAAAGAGAAGTTACTTCATACTGCAGTGAACTCACACTTGATCCCCAACACAGTATAGTATATAATATACAAAAAGGAATATTATGGACAAAATTATTTTAACTGATTGTGATGGCGTGTTGCTCAATTGGGAGTTTGCATTTGATATTTGGATGCGGCGTAAGGGTTATCAAGTTACGCGCGGCGGCCAGTATCAATATAAGATGGACAAGAAATATGGTATTACACCTAAGCTGTCCAAAGAGTTGATTCGATACTTCAATGAGTCGGCTTCTATAGGATTTCTTCCTCCGTTAAGAGATGCAATCTATTACGTTCGTAAACTACATGAACAGCATGGATTTGTATTTCATGTGATTACATCTTTGTCTGATGATATGTCACCCGCCCGATTGAGGGAAATGAATCTCAAGAAACTATTTGGTGAAACAGTATTTGACAAGTTTATTTTCCTTGACACTGGTGCAGACAAGGATGAAGAGCTTGCTAAGTACAAAGGTACGGATTACTGGTGGATAGAAGACAAGACTGAGAATGCTCGTGAAGGAGCAAAGAACGGTCTTCGACCATTGGTAATGGAGCACGGTCATAACATGAATGACAATGAATTTCCAATGAAGAAAAATTGGAAAGAGATATACGAGCATATTACAGGACAGTGAAATGAAACGAGTGATATATCAGGTGTATGTTGGACGGAAGTCGAGTCTATATGACCATTGCGTCGATTCCGTTGCTGAGTACTGTAAACAACATGGTATTGAGCATCAGGTCCAACGTACACCTATCTTAATGATCAAGCCTGATGTGTTTGCTACTAATCGTAGTAAAGAGTCATATGAGAAGCATGGTGGGTTTCTTCCAATTTTCGAGAAAGAGAATGCATTCACATTCCTGAAGACATACGACCAAGTTGCTATCATTGATGCTGATGTTTGGATTCGTCCAGGTGCACCTAACATCTTTGATGAGATGCACGAGAAATTTGACTTTGGTGGGGTCGTAGAACGTGAGATGCCAATCACGCAACAATATGCGCAAAAGATCATTGGCTACTCTCGGATGCAGTACGGCCAGCTCCATAGCAACAAACTAGACTTCAAGCCAAACCAATTAGGGTTTGAGTTTATCAATATGGGTGTTATGGTGATGAATAAGAAGTTCGATAAGTACCTCAATGGAGAGACACCACAGCAGTTCCTTCGCCGGCCGGAGTTCAAAGACTTTGTTGATGGTCAGGGAGCATGGAAGTGGTCGACAGATCAAACACTTCTTAATACCTGGATTCGTAAAGAGGGCATGAAGGTCAAGCATCTTGATTGGAAGTGGAATGGTTTGTATAAAGGTATTAGGGATGATAAGGTGAAAGAAGCCCACTTTGTTCATTTCTTCTTGAAGGACAAACTTCCCAACGGGGGAGAGAATGTTAAGGAGTTGATGGCTAATGTTAATTAAAAAACTATTCGTTCACATTCCTAAGAATGCGGGGATGACGATTCGTCGCAGTCCCCAACTAGCAGATAAAATTATTACTGCAGTTCCAGCTAACCATAAGAGCAAAGCATATAGCGAAGCTGTGTTGGCTCACATGAACAAGATTGGAGATCATCATGGGTTTGAACATGCACGGTGGCGTGATTGGAGTCCATCACTAACATCAGCTTATGATGCGTTTGCCATAGTACGCAACCCCTGGGATAGAGTTGTGTCGCGTTACTTCTTCGCAAAGAAAGTAATTGAGGTAGAAAAGAAGGAGCCAGCTGGAAAACATCCAATCAACAGCTTTGAGGAGTTTTTAGAGGATCGTCACAAGTGGGGTGGTGTAGAGTTCATGTGGCACCGAGCAATCCGTGGTTGGTATCCTGCATTTGAGCATGTATCGGATGATGAAGGAACAATTCGTTGTGATATCCTACGATTCGAGAATCTAGACCAGGACTTGAAAATGTACTTCAAAATCCCTGAAATGTCTAGGGCCCGTAATGTTACTGCTTTGAATCCTGGTTCGTATAAAGATCTGTACACACCCCAAACAATTCAGGTTGTCGCTGATTGGTACAAGAAAGATATTGATACGTGGGGGTTTGATTTCGACACAGGAGCAACAAAGAACTATTGGAACCAGTATGCTTGACACTGTTAGTCATGAGGGAAATCTGTACTTAAAACTGCAGACGAATGGTCATGCAGCACGGTTCGCTATTCCGTTTGCAAAAGAGTTGTTGTCGGGTGAAGGACTTGATATAGGCTGCAACCGACGTGAATGGGCTTTCCCTGGAGCAACACCAATTGATCTGCAGATTAATGATCAATGGGATGCATATAATCTGCCTGATAAACAATATGACTACATCTTTTCATCTCATTGCTTGGAGCACCTACCAGACTGGGTTGGAGCCCTTGATTACTGGTCGACGAGATTGAAGGATGGGGGAATCATGTATTTGTACCTCCCAGATTATTCCCAGACATATTGGAGACCGTGGAATAATCGTAAACATATTTCAGTGTTGACACCAACATACCTTAGAGACTATTTTCACGCCAGAAAATTCTCTAAGGTTATTGTTACTGATGGTCCAGATCTATACAATTCATTTACTTGTGTCGTTGAGAAATGAACTTTATAGCTCGTGTGTTTGCTGATGGAAGTGATTTCATTGGTACAGATGTTCATCGTACAGAAGGAACTAAAGCCGGTCGTAGTGGGCTCGGTGACTGCATTTGTGAGATAAGCAATCTATATCAAACACATGATGGAAGCAACATGCTCGTTCCAAACGTCCATGGCGCATTTGCTACGTTGATCAGTATGTTAGATCAACCAACAACACACAATTGGATCATAGACCACGCAGCGTTCAATGTCTATGCGAACAGCAAGAGCCAGCAAGAGGTAGAGTTTAAGTCTGGTAGAAAAACACTAATATGTTATCCTGAGTATGATGATTATATCAAGCTGGACAAGAATAAGTTTGAACCCACTCCAATACCAGCTGGCGAGTATGCTACAATACAGAGACGCCCAAGAAATAAGAAATCGGGGTACACACCTGACGATATTAAAACAATAGAGAGTAAGTATGATCTCCCTCTAGTTGATGTTGGAGGTCAGGAGCATTTGGGTTTGAACAAACTCGCATATATTATTGACAACGCACGGTTTCATGTTGGGATCGATAGTGGGATGAGCCACTTTGCGCTGATGGTGAAACCCAAGCGTGACGTCCACATATATGTAAAACAAGATAGAGTATCGGGTGTAGCATACCGATGGATTAACAAGGGGTATAGAGTTCGCTATGTCTGATGTTACGATAAAGGCACGTAATAGAGGAGACTGGAATCAGTGGCGGCTCGGTGATTCAATTCTTGTTTGTTCTGTACTTGCTGCTATTGGAACAGAAATTAATTTACATGTTAAGAGTGTATCATCTGGTATCAATTTAATTAAATCGTTGAGTGATATTTACGGGCACTACAAGTTGAATGTTGTTGTAACTGATTCTACACCAAACATCATATACCCCGATGAGTACTATCTAAGAAACAATGTTGAGGTGATTACATATCCAAAGGCGGAAGTATCTAAACACATAACAACACAATGGGTGTCTAAATCATCTAATCGATCGGTTACCAACACAGAGTATTGGCTCGACAAGTTTGGTTTGACTGGTAAGCAAGTGATGAACATGGATAGTGCAGAGACTAAATACAACTCACTGCAACATGTATTCGAGATAATGAGTGAATCTGAAACCCATATTGGTGGGCCTTCTGGGATGACGTGGCTGGCTGCTAGTTGCGGTGTTCCAACAATTGCGCTGTTCAACCACGCTCACCGTCTAAAACATGATAAGTGGGACTATGCAATCGAGGCTGTTTATAGAAACAAGCTCGTGACATTCTATGATGTAAAATAATATGTTAGATAATTACAAAGTAAATCAAGATGGTGTCATCTATCAGGTGGAGACAAAGCCATTTGATTATAATTTCAAATATGCAAACAACTACACTGCATATGACGATAGTATGTCGTATCTCCGTCTTGGGCATCTGATAGGTGCAATAGGAAGTATTCCTAATTCTATACTTGACGTTGGTTATGGTAGTGGATCATTCTTAAAAGTTGCAGCTAAAATAATCGACAACTGTTGTGGAAACGATATCAGTAACTATTCAATTCCACCTGGTTGTACGTTCGTAGAAAATATACTAGATGATCACTATGATGTAATTACGTTCTTTGACTCGCTAGAACATTTCCCTACGATTGACTGGGTTGAACAGTTGAACTGTAACCATGTGGTGATTTCATTACCAAACTGTCATTACTTTGATGATCAATGGTTTGAGCAATGGAAGCATCGTAAGCCGGATGAACACTTGTGGCACTTCAACGAGTCGGCATTACTAAAATTTATGTCACGGATGGGATACAAACCTTTATATGTTGGCAATGTAGAGGATACTATAAGAAAATACCAGGTTGGTGTATCGAACATTTTAACTGGGGTGTTTGAAAAGCAATGACAAAAATCTTAGTCAACGGTGCATTTGATATTCTCCACACTGGGCATATTGATCTGATCAACTATGCCAAGTCACTTGGCGATCATTTGATTGTAGCATTAGATAGTGACAGGAGAATAAAACAAAACAAAGGGGACAGCAGACCAATAAATGATAGTGTTACTAGATTGATGATAATGAAGAATCTGAAAGCAGTTGATCAGGTTGTGTTATTTGATAACGATGATCAGCTGATAACTCTCATCAAAGAAGTTGATATTAGAGTGATTGGTTCTGATTGGAAGGATAAGGAAGTTGTTGGTAGACAATACTGTAAGCAGCTGGTGTTTTATGACAGGGTGAAAGATGAGTCAACAACAAAGACGATCGAAAATATTATTAATCGGCGATAGTTGTTACGATACATATTATTTTGGTAGTGTAAACAGGCTATCACCAGAAGCGCCAATACCTGTTCTTGATCTCGAGGAGACTGTAGAGAAGAGGGGGATGGCTTCGAACGTGTATGACAATCTTCTTGCTCTAGGGGTCACTGTAGATATGATCACGTGTATTGTTGATCACAAGAAGCGTTATATTGACAAAAGATCAGGTCATCAGTTGTTACGTGTTGATGAGCGTCTGCCGTTCAACAAGGTAGAAGTCAGCCGCGACTTCTCTTTGTATGATGCAATCATGATATCCGACTATGACAAGGGGTTGTTGACATATCAAGACATAGAATTGATAATTAGCCAGGCTGGCAACGTTCCTGTGTTTATTGATACAAAGAAAAAAGACTTAGCAAGGTTTGAAGGCGCAGTGTTGAAATTGAACAACATTGAGTGGGAATCAAGAACATCAGATCATAGCGATTGTATTGTTACACGTGGCAAGGATGATATAACATACAAAGGGAATACATACAAAACACCAAAGGTCAATGCCCATGATGTTTGTGGTGCTGGCGATACGTTCTTTGCGGCATATGTTTACAGCAGCGATATCAACTTTGCATTGAAGGCTGCGTCAATCACCGTGCAACACATAGGTGTGTATTCACCGTCTCTAAAAGAAATACAACAATGAAAATACTAGTAACAGGCAGTCGAGGATTTATTGGAAAGAATCTTATTCATCATCTCAGTAGTGAGCATATAGTTGATGGATGGGAGTGGGGTGAAGATAAGTTCGCTCAGATTGCCGACTATGATTGGGTTGTTCATCTTGGTGCAAATAGTAGCACCACCGAAACAAATGTTGAGCAAATCATGGAACAGAACTTTGATTACAGCAAAGATTTGTTGACGATGTGCGACCGGCATTGGGTGAACTTTCAGTATGCATCAAGTGCCAGTGTTTACGGACCAACGACACACTTCACGGAAGATGGACCTCTGCAACCCCAGTCACCATATGCATGGACAAAGTACCTATTTGATCGACATGTCCTATCTGTAATTGACAGTGTTGATTGTATTGTACAGGGATTTCGATATTTCAATGTGTATGGACAAATGGAAGAACACAAGGGCGCTCAAGCAAGTCCTGTAACAAAATTTACTGAACAGGCAACAAAGACGGGAACAATCAAATTGTTTGAGAACAGTGATAACTATCGTCGCGATTTCGTTTGTGTTGATGATGTGTGTAAGGTGCATCAGCTAATGTTCGACACAAACACTAGTGGGATATGGAATGTTGGCACAGGCAATGCTGTTAGTTTTGCAAGCGTTGCAAATGCCGTTGCAAACAAATACAATGCAACGATTGAACTAATTCCCATGCCAGAGAATCTCAAAGGGCAGTATCAAGCATACACACAGGCAAATGTTGATAAGCTAAATTCACTTATCGATATCAAATGGACCAGTGTAGAGGAGTATATCAATGGAACTAGTTAGACTAGAGGGTTTTGTAGAGAAAGGTTGGGGTCACGAACTAATCTGGGCCACGAACGACAAGTATTGCGGCAAGCTGTTAAAGTTTAACAAGGATGCAAAATTCTCCATGCACTTTCATGCAGAGAAGGACGAATCTTGGTATATCCTTGATGGTGTGTTTAAGATTGTGTTTATTGAGACGAATGATGCTAGTGTGCATGATGTAATACTGAAAGCTGGTGAGGTTTGGCGCAATCGACCATTGCAGCCACATCAGGTGATTTGTATAGAAGAAGGTACAATTATCGAAGTGTCAACACCCGATTCTGTTCAAGATAATTATAGGATCGG